TGCCGTAACGATATGAGTATTCTTCAATCAGTCTGCACCACAAGTCATAGAGCCAATCATAGTTGGCTTTAGATTGTCTTACCCAAACTGCTGAAGGATGATTGATGTGAGTAGCACTATACAACACAGAATCACGGTCGTCAGAAAGTACATATCTTTTTTGTTTACGACCAGTTTTACTGTAGCCGTCAACAAGAGTACCATCAAGCACACGATGGGCAGTAGAAAGAAGTTGAGCATATTCTAAAATCATCTTTACGCAATGTTTATCATTGTGCATTTCTGCACATGTACGAGGGTCGTTATGCAAATAAAATATATTCATATAGTCACCAGTGGCGAATAACGCCTGCAATTATAAAAAAGTTTGTGATAATGTATGTTAACACAATCACGGTTCGAATACAAGCAATTTTATCTGATTCTTTGTCACTTTCACCAGACTTTTCACCTATGGCTTTCGCCCATAATCTCCAAGACATATCAATACTTCATTCCTTTTGCAAAACCAAAACTACGCAACTTTGGTAAATCTTTTTCCAATTTATTACCAATATCTGTACGATATTGTTTGTTGTTTGGTAAATCAATCAACTTCATAATCTTGTATGCTTCATCCTTAGCGGCTTCTACTGTATCTGCAACGCCTGTAGTTTGTAGAATGTATGTGCCTACTGTTACCCAATCTGGTACTTCAACAACTTCATCATCGATAATTTTAGTTACTTTGCCTAACTTCAATTCGCATGGGTGAATGTTGTTGTAGTATTTACTTGCGTTATCAGTATAGACTGGGAAGTCCATTTCTTCTTTAGGTGGGCGTAGGTTCAATGGGTATGAGCCATGTGCAAGAACAACACCAACTGCAATTTTATCTTCCATGACTTCATGACTATCTACACCCTGTGTTAAGTCATAAATCCATTGTGCGGGATCACCAACATGTAATGCTTGTTGAATGTTCCAGCATGGCCATCCGCATCGTGCAGTAAACTCTAGTGGGTATGGTGTTCCATCTTTCTCATCTATGATGCAATTAACGTCCACAAACCCACAATAATTAATAGAATGGAGATACTTTTCAACAGGTTTGAGCACCATATCTGCCAGTTTGCTTTCGGTGACGTATCGCATGACAGTCCCTTGCTCACCAGTATTAACCCCCAAATCCCCTGGCATATGTTTCTTGAACTCCCATCCTTCGAGAAAATACTTATTAAAACCATGAGGACCAAAATGACCAGCAACAGCCATTTCAAGTCCTGGTCTGAATTTTTGTAGGATGTATTGTTGTTTTGATCCATTTTCTTTCCATCTCTTTAACATAGTAATCATATCGCCAGCATCTTTTGAAACATATGACAATGACTTGTCTGTTTCGGTACCACATGGTTTAGATACCCAACGGTCTGGATTGTTTTTGATAAACTCAATACCTGAATCAAAGTCATTGAAAGGACCTTCGTAGTCCATGCACTTGATACCGGCTTCTTTGAAAATGTCTTGACCTAGATTACGGTCGAGTTCACACTTTGCTGTAAGGTCATCGCCACCAAATACGGCATAACCTTTTTCTCTGTACTTACGAATCTTTGATAGGAATGGACTGATGTTGTCGGTTAAGAATACTAGGTCAGCCCATTTCATCCAGGCTTCCCAGTCTTTAACTTTTTCTACCAATCCATCACCAATGGTAGTCGTTTTGCCTTCGTCATCTTTATCAATGTACCATTTGACACGGTGACCTGCATTGATAAAACGTAATGCAGTATCTAATCCTAGACCGCAATATGAATCGATTATTAGTATGTTCATTGAATAAATCCTAGAAAACGTTGAGGTAATCTACTATTTATTCCTATCGTAATCGTAATAATACTGGCTATGAGTAGGTGTTGCATATTCTTCAATACCATCATTATCTTCGTCTTCCGTAGCAATTTCATCAGGAACAATCTCAAGATTGCCGCCTAAATGAAAACCACAACCTTTTAGGAAATATTGGAATTCATCTATGACGGAATCAATATGAACTGCTTCAAATTCGAATGTGCGTTTGGTTGTAACTTGCCCTGCCCAAGGTATAGCATCATCGACACAAGTGAAAGTGAATTTAGACATTTTATTTCTTCTTAGTAAATGTTGGAATGATATCTGCTACAGGTGGTGCTTCTTTTGTAACATTGGTTGTGATTCGACCATTAATCTTTGCAATGTCATCTGCTGATACTGGTTGAATAGCAAATTGTTTTAGTTGGTCATACTTATCTGCAACCTTTTGCAGTTGACCATTTATAAAATAAATGAACGAACCTTCTTTAGTGCCACTAACGATAGGCACAATTTTAAATACTTGATCCAAATTTACAATGACTGGATGATTGTCATCTAGGTCTTTGCACTCAATTAATATAGCCATTATTCTTCTCCTGTTGCATTATGTTTACGTTTAAAATTTTCTTTCTTTGCTTTTTCTTCATAGAGTTGTGCTTGAATCATCAATCGTTTGAAGTGACCACGCTCATGTGGATCAATAAATTGTGCCAACATTGTTTTTGTTGACGAATGCATTCTAAAATTCTTATCAGGTTTAATCATAGTATCCTTTATTTTTTATCACAATCTTCTACTCGAATCAAGTAGACACGCTCATCATTAGTTGGTCGTACAAAATAACATTCACCTTTGATTGACCATGTCAAATGATTTTGTATGTTGCCTTTTAACTCATCCGCAATGCCTAACTTTTTTTCTCTTGGTGCAATATATATTGACGATATTAAACCAATCAACAACAGGCTAAGTAATATTTGTGGTGTGTAATTAAACAACCAATCTCTCAATGCTTTTAATTTTTCCATTCATCGCTCCATGTTTCATCAAATTCTTTATTCATTATTTCAAGTGCATCTCTGAGGTTTTCAATCTCTTTGATAGCCTCAGTAATGAGAAAATTCAACTTAGTATCAGGCCAAACATCCAAGGCTTCTTTAAGTTGTTCCAAAATATCGATATGTTCTTCTTCCATATTAGTCCCAAAGTCCTCTATAGTATTTTCCAAATAAAACAAAGCCGTTATCAATACGGTCTTGCACCTTCTGCATACCTTCATAGTCGCACTTGTATGTATCGTTTGGTCCTTTTTCCATTCTATACAAAATAGCCTTACCATTTTCATCCCACTCGCATGGCACATGTTTTATATCATGTTCACCACTTCGATATGCATCTTCCCATGAATCATCAACCAGACATTCAAAGGCAAAAATCATTTCATCAAGTGCCCAAGTCCATCGGTCATGTACATCACATTGAATATTCTGTAGGTTAGGTTCATGATAGAACTCAAATGTTTTTTGGCTATCATAATCAGGATGGCTAATCAATCGCATGGATTCTGGCACATCCTCTAAGTCAACGTAGGGTGAACCATGTTTAACTTCTTTTAATTTCTTTAGCGTAGGCAGAATGATTAATGCTAGTGTATGGTCTGCTGACCAAACATCATAGTAATCGATATGAACTTTGATTTTGCGTTTTTGTTTGTTGTGAATCCATTGACACAATTTTGTCAATAGAGTATCCTTCTTATCACCAGCCAACCATTTACCAAAATTGTGAACACGGTCATCTTCATCCTTGTCCATCCAGAACAAAATCTTTTCTGCAATTTGGTATGGACCTATCCAATCTACATATGGACCTATGTTCACTTTCATGTTATGTTCCTTTTTGTTTTAGGTAATCTTCTTTATTCGCCAAATAAAAAACTCCATAGATTCTTATGGTGTCTGCTTGCGGATTTTTGTCTTGTGTGAATTCAATTTTCTTCATCAACATGTGCGCCAACGTTGGCGCCAATCATATTCATTTTGTAACTGAGTATGCTCCATCTCACTCACCGTGAGTTGGAACTGCATAGGGACTATCATTGGTATAACTTAGGGTCGCAATGTACGTTGATAGGAATCAAAACCTTTGTGCCAGTTTCGACTTTCTGTACTTGATATTCCACATTAGGTTGTAACTTAGCATACAAACATTCTTTGATGCCTTGCACGACTTCAACACGGCTCATTGAATGAACACCAGGAAAGTCTTTTGGTGGTTTGGTTTCTGTTGTCGAACAACCGACTAAGGATACAATCGCAACAGGTAATACAATTTTCAAAAGGTTCATAATATTTCTCCAATATACAATTTGATTTCACGGACAACTTCAACTAACTGAGGATCAGGATTTTCACTCATGCGGTGTTCCAAATACGGCAACGCACGTTTGAATAAATCGATATCATAGTTATCAAAAGAAAATGCTCTACCTTCTTGAAGGTTTACGCCTGCTTCATCCAACATTATCGCTAGTTCTTTCATTTTGCTCATAATTAATCCTTCGTTGCCTTGACGGCTTCATGTTTAACTGTTTCAACACCTTTGTCGAGAACCTTAGCCACACCACTTACGCCTACGGTTGCAACAACAATACCTAGAATGAATCCTGCAATGAATGTGTACATTACAATTCCTTTACATAACAAAAAAATACAATCATATTATCTCAAAAATGTCAACTGTTTGTCAATACTTTGTTGTTAAAATACAACACTCTATTAAGGGTTATACGGGGCTATAGGCGGTGCTGTAGGCACTTGATTGTAGTATATCGGACCCCCAATATAGGGCTGATAGGGGCACAAATAACGCCCATATTGGTCATAAAAACAGGGTCCTGCTGACGTATAAGCGGGCAATGGAGGGGGCGCTGGAGGGGCTATCACAACGGGTGGTCGTGCTAGTTCATACCCTATAACTCCGCCTAGAATAGCCCCTCCAATGACCCCATAAGGGCTGTATCCAGGGTGGTATTCATGGTGATAACCATGCCATCCTTCATGCCTTAGACCTTCTGCATTGGCTACTGTATGCAAACACAGTACTGTACAAATACTCAGTAGTACTTTACGCATATTCCTTCTCCTTGACTGGATACTTTTCCTTACGGGTATAGGCGACCTTACTCTTTACAATCTTCTGCTTGAATGGTGTATCCTTGCAAAATAGAATGTAGTGAAAACGAGTTTTCTTTAGAGTTTTCTTGCCGTTCATGATGCACCTATTTATTATCAATCCTTATCTATAGTCAAACACAACTTGTTTGTTGCAACAAGTATATCATTGTCGATTCGTTCAAACAATATATTGTTGATGCACTCATGCTGAGAAACACCACTTGGTTTTTTTTGAAAAACGGAAGAACATCCAGCGCAAAAAATTACAAAAAGGCTTAGAGTAAGACCCATTATAATGCCAAACATAACATGGTAATTCTTTATCATTTTTTAGTCACTTTCAAAGGAGATAACAAACCACCAATCAAGAATGTAGCCAACCATGTATCAAAGTTTAGCGGGATTGCAAGTGCAGGGAACAAGGTGTTCAGGCACCAAATGGTAACAATCGGACCACAAATGATGATTGTAACGAGAATTAAAACCCACAACACAATTTTATTCATGCTACTTCCTTATGTTCGGCGTTAGCCCATGCGAAAAATTCTTTCCATGTTCCATTGAACACTTCATCACCATAACCAACGACACGGATTGAATTTTTGGTAATGTGGTAGTCATAGTCTTGACCACAATCGGTTTCACTTACAGGATGAATGTAGAATCCACCAACGCTTTGTTTGAAATGTGCAACTAATTGTGCGGCAAGGCAACCCATGCCGTTGGCAATTTTTCGGTCATCTTTAAGACCAAAACCATTGACGATAGTAAATCCATCTAAAAATTCCGCTAAGTCACGACCATGACCTTCACGGTAGCCATCGAACTGGCGATACAAATTCAAAACGGCTTGGTCATCATTATACACAAAAGTCAACGAACGAGTACCCATAATAAATTTCCTTTCAGGTTTCAACAATTACATTATCACACACAACCAGCCAGAAGTCAATCTGGCTGTTGTTTTTTAATCAGGACAACACATAGTCTGCCATTTCTTTCCAGTCGGTGTTAGCAGAACGGATTTTGACAACGGAGATAAGTGTACGCAAGGACAACTCTTTGGCATTGTCTTTGTTCTCACGCAGGAACACGAGGGCATCTTTCTTGAACTCAGGCTCAACATCTGGCAAGAATTCATCGGTATTGGCAATGTATTCCATGCGGGTAACGATTTCGTCTGTGGTCATGCTGAGGTCAATCATGATGCTACGGCTACGGATTGCTTGGTCAATCTTAGACTGATCCATGTTGGAAATGAAGATAACACGACCTTTGAACTCGAATGAGGAAGGCAGGTCATCATTCATGCTTTCGGCATTCCATGTGATGTAACGCTTAGAATAAGAATCCAAGGCGGCTTTCAACAGGTTGACGGCAACTGGATCTTTGAGGATGGCATCGGTATCGTCAAACACGATAATGCCATTGTTGTTCTCATACAATGTACGGTACAAACCTTTTGCTGTGCTGTAACCTTTGACAACACGGAACACTTTCTGACCAGGCAGGATTGTGAATTCTTCAACATCGGAAATGTTGCGGTAACCTTGTTGCTCAAGGGTCTTGAACACGGTGTAGGACTTACCAAGACCACCACGACCAGTGATAACTGCTGAAGGTTGCACTTCAGAGGCAACCATTTTTACAAGTTTTTCAACAAAGTCAAAACGCTTGTTGATATTGTACTTGTTAGGAACTTCTGCAACTGGTGCAACTGAGGCACCTGCTTTTTTAATCAATGCACGGATATCGGATTCGTGGCTACGGCGCACTACTTTACCATCGATAACTGCTTCGAACTTTCCACCGACAAAACTGATTGCTGACATATGTTTTCCTCTAAGTTTGCTGAATCAATAGAGTAAGTATAGCACAACTGGCAGGCTGGTCAAGGACTTTTCCGGCTTTTCCAGTGGATGTTGCAGGAAAACAACACTTTTTTGTTGTTTTTTCCGCATTTTCAGTATGGAATGATGTTTCCATGTACATCTTTCTTCTTTTGTCCGTAGAATTCAAGGTATTTTTCTACTCTTTCATTGACCAGGTTCATTTTATCGATTGGAAGACCCAGGTAGTCACCATAAATCGTGGAAATACAATCGCTGATTAGGTACTTGCTGAATCGCTGAATGAACTGCTCATTGGCTTCCGCTGTAGGATCCTTGGTATAAGTTTTTTCGACCCATCGCTGAATGTTCTCATTCACCATGAAAACCTCCATAATAGTCGATAATTGTTTCCATTGCACGGATTAGTTTGTAACTGTTACCAACATCTTCAGGATGCATCCAGTTTTCTTCAGAATTCTCCAGATGTGCATCTAGTTCTTCTTGCAGGTGATTGTAATGGTCAATCAAACCAAGACGGATGATTTCATCCGCAACTTCATGTGATAATTTAAGTCCACTCATTTTCAATCCTTTACTTGCATAACATTAAAACCTCGATAAGAATAGTTACCACTCTCATCGACAAAAACATTGTTCACTCCCAAACGCACTCGGTCGAGAAATTCTTTCCATTCTTCTGCATTTAGTGCAAATGTGGTATTACCAATGTGGTAATCACCAGTGTCAATTTCCTCATCTAGTTTGTAGATAATCGAACTCGGTTTTTGTATGATTCGCATAATGTGCTCCTTAGCGTACATTTTGATGGGAATCCAGTCATAATGTATGTTTTAACTGACATTATGTTTCTTGCCATACATTAGCATCATTGCATCATACAGGCAGTCATCAACTGGATCGTGCTTTGTAATATGTAGTTCTGGATCGAATCCTGGATAGTCAACTTCACAATAACCAGTTTGTGAATTGGTAAAGATGTCAATGGCGGTTCGTACATCACGCCAACGGGTGTAAAAGAAAACTGAATCGACACCAATCTGCTCAAATGCAGAATCCATTACCAACTGGTCCAGATTTCCTCTTGCCCATACCCAACCATCATCGACATCTTTAAACTGCTTTGACCATGAACGCCACATTTCAATGCCATCTTCCAACTTGATATCATCATCACGAGGGTAGTAAGATTTTACCTTGACATTCTCGCATTGTTTCTTCCACCAGTCGATGGTAGAATTGTGATACCCACGCCCTAGTCGCTTGTGCTGGTCTTTTGCATCCAGTTTGACAAAGAATGCATTCGCCTTCATATCTTCAAGTGAGGGTTCACTATCAGGATCAAAATGGATGCAAGCCATGGACAGGATACATGCATTGGACTCCTTGCCTAGTGTTTCCACATCAAAAATAAACATTATGCGACCTTTGTTCCGAATTCAATTGATAGAATGATTACCCATGACAAAATCATCATTTTAATTTACCTCCATGTTCTGTGCTTTTCTGCTACCCATTCGTTGCCATCATATTCTTCAATCAACCATTCTACATCATCAGGTATTTCTACCACTTTCAATTCGGATGCAAAACTATCGATGCGGCCGTTTAGTGTTTCGACAACTGCAACCAAGTCTGGATCATCACGCTCAATATCGTATACGGAAAGATAGTAGTCACTATCTTCTTTATGTCCTGCATGGTAGTAATAGGCTCCAGAAAACTTTGAATCGTTTTCTACTTTCTCCCATGCGATACCTTTGCGGTCTAGGTAGGCTTCAAAGGCTTCATCGGACAAACCGAAGCCACCAAAACAATCGTTGATTACAATTTTCCTCATGATTCTTTCCTTAAAATAACATTATACATCATCATTATGCGAAAAACAATCGATAGACACTACCAAAACAATAGATTGCCAACAATCCTGCATTGACCAATGTCAAATTCAAGTCACGCACTCGAATGCTCCAAACCATGTAAAACAATGCTGATAGGTTCAACAAGTATACATTAATCGGTGTAATGTTCAGGCTGGTACACAATGCACCAATCAAACACAACACCAGTCCGGACCATTTGAGTACGATATTTACCATTTTATATCCAATTCACCAAAATAACTTTCTACTTGTCGTAAGCCATGATTACCACAACCACCTACATGGATTGCATCGGTAATCAATAACTTAGCGAATCTTTCCACATCAAAATGTTCAGTATAAGTCAATACCTCATTCTCTGATTCTTCGATAAAGCCACCAGCCATCTCGAAAATGCGTTTAATGTTTCTATTCATGCAAAGAACTCCTCAACCAACAATGCAACCAATAGGATAGCAAGGAATGCCCACAACTCAATGGTTTGGTAGAAAAAGAATAAAACGTCATTCATACTAGATTTCCTTTTTTCAGTTTTAACACATTAGACAATGACAACGGAGCACGAATCAATTCCCATCCGCTTGATACCACATTTATATCTTTCAATGCTTGATTGTATAAACGCTTTGCTTTGGATTGAGATAAGTCATTTACCACAATATACTCACCATTCGACAATTCTTTATAGAATAGAAACTTATCCATGAACTACCTCTGTGTTTGTTTGCAATGGATTGATTATAGCATGGATCCGATGGTGGTAAAGCATTATTCCGGTGTTTGTTGCAAAAATACAACACATTATCATAGAATACCAGTAGTGTTGCGCTATTACAACACCAAATTTCACATGGCGCAACCTCTGGCGCAAGACCCGTCCAAGACCTAGTCTTAGTTTGTGCCAATGACGGTTCCTACCGGTTATCGGAGGACTTACGAGGTTTTTCCCCTGCCCCCTATGGTTTTACGCCTGTACGGCTTCCTGATGACCCTCTAATTTTAACTCTTTATATGGGCTGAAGAACCCCTCTGAGGTATAGTCTTTGAAATTGACTAGTTGGTATCCAGTGACCTTACGACCATCTTTGAATACTTTGATGACCGCACTCTCATACTTACGGGCATCATATATGTAAGTGGACAGGCGATACAGTAGACCGGACACTTTTGGATCACTAGCAAAGGATTGCTTAATGTCCTCTACTGATACTTGATTGCCTGAAGACAATACTACGAGGATTTTGTTGTGAATTTTCTGTTTAGACATAATATAATTCCTTATTCAATGTTTTCGGTTGTTGCACTAACAGGTTCGCTGTTAGCACTTGGGACATCAGCATCGACTTTAGTGTACAGGTCGAGCAGGCTGGTTTTAGTAATTTCATCAAAGCGGTTAACGCACAACTCAATGGCTTTTAACTTATCTTTGAAAATACTAAAT